TTACTTCTTCTAATACTGGTAGTAATTATGGATTTATTTTAGACGATACTTGGGATAGTGTTCCTGTAAATACTGGTGTTTTCAACTGCACGAAAAATGTAACAAAAATAAAAGATTTGATTGATGGATTTGTTGACTCTGACGCATCATTCCCAAAAACTTATACTTTAATTTTGTATTTCTCTACTGGGTCAACTGCAAGCGGTGGGGCCTATGGTAAAGCTCAAATTTTTGGTGAATTTACTTCTGCTGTTAATTATGAGGGCGGCTCAGTCAGTGCGGGAGGAGAATTCTTCTACTTTGAAAATGACGCCACAAGGCAATATCATTTCACAAGAAGTGATATAAGTATTAGTGAAATGCTAGGAGACAATAATTTAGGGTTTGTCACCAACAACGACTCCCGGCTTGTAGGAGGTGGTGATCTTCAAACTGATATCCCTCTTTCTAATGGCGACCCTATTAATTTTGCTATAGAAATTTTTGAAAGAAAACTAAACTACACAACTTTTGATGAAGCAGTTGATGCTAATATCAGTCAAATAAGATGATAAATATAACCAAACAACTCAATGTGTAAGTAGGTAAAATGGCAAGACAAACTTTAGATATCGGCACAAATGCTAATGACGGAACTGGTGATACACTAAGGTCTGGTGGTGAAAAGATTAATGACAACTTTGCCGAACTCTATACGACGCTTGGTGGAAATAACATTGCGTCTAATGGTATCAATGCTTCCTTTGCTACTCAAACAATCATAGCAGCAAGTGCAGCAGTAAATGATTCTGATACACTTATCATTTTTAATAAAGGGTCTGACACAATTGCTGCAACTCTTGGTGATGGCACATCAACTGGCGAATATAAAATCTTTTTGAATATCAACGATGCTATAGCAACAATCACTCCAACAAACTTTGGTAATGGCACAAACTTCGCACTAAGTCGATATGGTTCTACACAAGCAGTGTGGGCGGGTTCAGAATGGTATCTAATCGGACATAAAGATTCTTCCGATACCGACGTAGTAATTACATAAGAAGAGATAAAAAATGGTAGCAATAGTAACTACAGACACTAAACAAATCCTAGTAGAAAAATTAATAGAAGACTTACAGGCTGATTCTAATAACTACTACTTGGGTATTGGTAAGTCTGATGCATGGAATGAAACTGATACAGTTCCAACTACCATTACTGACATTGGAACTACTAGAAGAGAATTTAGAAACAATCTACAGTCAATTCAAAAAATTGCATCAGTAAGTTATGTTGCTAAAAGATATAATTGGGCTTCTGGCACAATCTATCAGGCATATAATGATAATCAAACTTCTACTCAAAATGGACAATACTATGTAATTACTGAATCTAACCGTGTTTACATTTGTTTGAGACAGGGTAGAAATAACTTGAATGCTGTTCATGCTTCTACTGTAAACCCTGATACAACAGGAACTACTACATCACCAGTAACGACTACTGATGGATATGTTTGGAAGTTCTTGTTCACACAATCTGCTACTAGACTTACTGCATTTTCCACATCTAACTTTATTCCTGTAGAGAAGATTATAGCAACTACTGGACTGAGTAACATCCAACAGTCACAGAAAAATGTTCAGGATGCTGCAAGTGTTGGACAGATTGTAGGTTATCGTGTTACTAGTGGTGGCACAGGATTTACAGCAGCTCCTACTATTACAGTAAGTGGTAATGGTAGTAATGCAAGAGCAGTTGCTCTCGTATCAGGTGGAGCAGTAGTAGCAGTAAATGTAGATGATTCTGCTAATGGATTCCCATTTGGTGCTGAGTATGACCATGCAAGTATTTCATTCTCTGGTGGTAATGGAACTGGACTTTCAGTTGAACCTGTTATTTCTGAGTATGGTATTGGAGCAGACCCTAGAGATGATTTAAAATCAACATCTATTATGTTCAACTCTAAACTTGTAGGTGGTGCTGGTTCAGGTGACTTCTTGACAGGCACAAGGGCAGACTTTAGACAAGTAGGTATTATTAGAAATCCTAAACTTCCTACAAGTAGGTCTGCTGCTGATTCTGATTTTACAGCAACTACAGGAAGTGCTTTAAGAATTCTGAGTGTTGGAGACCCATCTGCGGCTGGTCTTAGTAGTATTCCAGTAGATAATCCTATTTCCCAAGGGACTTCTGACCCTAAGTCCAGAGCATTTGTTGATAAAGTTACTGGTTCAAGTTCTGCTGCTACAATCTTATATCACCAAAATGAGAATACAGGATTTAAGCCGTTTACTGTCGGAGGTGATCTTTTAATAGACGCAGTAACCCCTGCTAACAAAGGGACAATTCTTTCCGACTCTGATGGTGAAGTAAATCCTTACTCTGGAGATTTGTTATATGTAGAGAGTAGAGCTGCTGTTGAAAGAACTACAGCAGGAACAGAAGACATTAAAATTACTATTCAGTTTTAATAAAGGTTAAATAGAAAATGCCAATTACAAAAAATGAAAATACTTTTTCGTCCACTTATAAGGATGATTTTAGTGAAGGTGATAATTACCAGCGAATTCTATTTAATTCTGGTAAGGCTCTTCAGGCAAGAGAACTTACTCAAATGCAGACCATCATTCAAAAGCAGATGGAACGCTTTGGTAGAAATGTCTTCAAAGAAGGTTCTGTTGTAATTCCCGGTGGTTTACAAGTAGATAATGAAATTCAATATGTAAGACTTCAAGGAACTCCAACACTTTATGCTGGTGATATCTTAGAAAATGGTGATGGAATTAGAGCAAGAGTAATTGATTTTATTGCAGCAACAGGTAGTGACCCTGCAACTGTATATGTCGATTATATTGATCAGGGTAATGCTAGTGGGCGTGCGAATACCCTTGCTTTTTCAAGTGAAGATACATTAACAAATACAAGTAGTAGTGGAGGAACAACATCTGTTTCAGTTGAAGAGTATGAAGGCGAAGGAAATGATCCTGTAACTGGTAAAGGTTCTAAAATCGCTGTTAATGATGGAGCCTACTTTATCCGTGGAATGTTTGTCCAGACACAAGCACAAAGCAAAATTATTTCCAAATACTCTAATACACCTACAACTAACATTGGTTTTGTTATTACAGAAGACATTGTTACTGTAGATGACACCAATGCTCTTTATGACAACCAAAATGATCTTCCTAATGAAACTGCACCGGGTGCTGACAGGTATAGAATTACACTTACCTTAGCAGCTGAGAGTGAAAGTATTGTAGACTCAGATACTAACTTTATCATTACCAATAGATTGATTAGTGGTAGACTACAAAGAGAAATTGATGAGAATACCTACAGTGTTATTGGTAAAGAGTTAGCCACCAGAACATTTGAAGAGTCTGGTAACTATGTAGTAGGTGGGTTTTCATCTAAATTTAAACCTAAAGATGCTGATGAATTTACATTAGATGTTTCTGCTGGAACTGCATATGTTAATGGTTATAGAGTTACTAGACCCGATAACACACTTATTGATGTGAATAGGTCACAGACGACTACTGGTTCATTACAAAATGAAAATATTGCTGCTAACTACGGGCATTATATTGTATCAAACGATATTAAAGGTTTGCCTGATGTTAGTTCACTTGAACGGTGGAATCTTTATAGTGATTCTGGAGAAGCTATCCATGACTCTAAGATTTTAGGAACAGCTAGAATTAGAAATGTTGTTGAAGATGGTTCTAACTATAGATACCATATTTTTGATGTTCAAATGACTGGTTCTAATAACTTTAGAAATACAATTAGTATTGCAGCAGACTCTGATAACTATGCTAATCTAGTATTAGAAAACAATAATGCTGTAATCAAAGAAGCAAATAATAATAACGTATTCTTCCAATTACCTCGCAATAGACCAAAAACTCTAGATGTAGGTGGTCTTACTGTTCAAAAAAGATTCCTAAAAACTTCTACCGTTTCGGGTCAAATCCAACTTACATCTACCGAATTGCCCGGCACAAACGATGGAGCAAATGCTGTATCTTGGATTATTGCGGTGGATAGTAATGGCGAAATTATTGATAATACTCCAGTTATTGATACTACTAATACAACAGTAACATATTCAGGACTAAGCAACAACGTTCAATATGAAATCTTAGGATTTGTTGCTTTAGGTGGAGATGCTACACACAAGTCAAAAACTTTGTCTGCCCAACTTACTCAAACTTTCAACAATACTAGTGATGTTGAAAGTGATGGTTCTGGACTTAGATTCTTTACCTTACAGGACTATGACATTTATAGTTTTGACTCTATTGGTGATGCAGCTGGCAATAGTATTTCTAATAGATTTATTACAGATAATGG